ATGATCGTATACTTTATTTTTTTGGTGTTAGTGGTATGGTTCTGGCTCTCTAGTTCTACAGCTAGAGGAGGATTCACGCTTGGATTTGAGATAGGCAAATCGTAGGATTCGTCGTTGTCTATATTAGAAAATTTATTTGGGTTATGCTCTAAGGCGGAGACGCTGAAGTGAGAGCCTCCTTCCTTTTCATGTAGGTTTAAGATCCTGAATAGCTTACTGGCTTGATCGTTTTCCCCTGATAAGGTGACCGTGTTTCCAGTAGGCTCCAGAACCCAAGTCAGATCTTTTCCTGTTATGAACTCTTTGCTCATCGCAGTTTTAAGCGTCTGATTCAATTGGTTGGTGTTAAGAGTTACGACTCGCGGGTTTGAACTGGATATTTGATTCCCAGTTATTTTAAAAACGACGACTTGAGACTTAGCCAAGTCAGAAGCGCGGGTGTCATTGCTCGTATACTTCCCAGTCAAATCTATTTGCCCCGAGTCTATCCTGTACGCCGGAACTATTATTTCAAAATTGTAAGTGCTGCTGCTAGAGCGATTTATCGTAAAGTCATCAGAGCTATCGTCTAAAGTGAATGTTATCGCGTCACTTGCGACAGTGCATCTTCCGCAGTATCGCTTAGTAGTTTTGTTAGCGTCTTGAACCCTAATAACATCTCCGGGTCTTAGTATGGAAGCCTCTATCCCTGTATCGAAAGCCACGGTCTCAGTATCCAGTGCCGCTGTGTATATACTCCATAATCCAAGCCTTCTGGCTTGTCCTCTACTAGTTATTCCTACTCCCGATATTTCCTTGTATCTTATCCCGAATTTCCTAATTCCTTGTACGTCCTCAACGTACTCTACATTTCTTTTAAAATCGTCTCTCTTATCCCTGTAGGTGACTATCGCTACAGTCGCCCTAGCTTTTTTTGAGCTAGAAGAATATACAAATTCGCCGCTAACAACATTCGAATTTGTAAACAAAGTTATTGGGCTTTTGGGCTCGTCTATCACCGTGTGTATTTGACCTCCGTAATAAAACGCAAGACCTCTAAATACACTAGATAGGTCGTTAATTAGCCTAAACGCCTCTGTCCTGCTGTTTATCAGCATATTACAGGTGAATCTAGGCTCTACTCCTCCGTATCCATCAGGGACCATAGTGTCGCAGTATTTGGATATCTCATAAAGAGTCCATTTATCGAGAGAGTCTTCATTGATGTACTTTCCTAGCCCATATCTTTTATTCGTTATTAGATCGTAGTAACACCATACCGGATTATCAGTCCATGTTTTCTCTGCTTTAAAATCTCCTTTCCAGTAAGGATTGGCTACGCCGTTATAAGTCTGACCGTAACGTCGGAGAACAGAATTATAGTCAGCGGGTATTTTAACCTTCATCAGCCTAGCGTCGAAATTTCTCGTAGGAATTCTAGTGAAAAACTCGGCACTGAATTTAGTTTGCACGGCAACCGAATGGGGATACCTGTATGTTTGCCCATAAATTTCAGAAATGCTATCGACGATAGTAGTGTTTGTGATTTCGGTGGAAAGAGAGTCTTCAGTATATCTTACTATTTTAACTTCCCATCCAATATGGCCTTCGGTGTAAACGTTCGGAATACCGGAGAAGTCAATGGTTGTGCTCTTTAAGTAAGGAGCCGTTATCTTACCAGTGACGGTAACCTTGCCGCCGGAAACAAACTGTATGTCTATAGGATTAACAGTGACTTTGTTATCGTGTACTGACCTGTAAAATATTTCATAATCTACGGTAGTATCCCTTACATCTCCGTATTCCTCTTCAGACTTTTTTTCGGTGTATTGTAACCCTTGAAACTTTATCGTGACAGTGCAACCCTTAGCGTTCTTATTATCTATCCTATAGACTTTTGCGAATTCCTCAAAATGTTCTTCGTGTCCCCTGAGTCTCTCGCCAATCGACCTGAATATGTCTAGTTCTTCACTTAGTCCGTAATTAATGCCTCCGTCAGCTAAGCCGTGGGTTGTAGATATGTTTACTTGTTGGTAATTAAATTGATCTAAACCATTCACTACTGGTAAACCGTTCCATTTTATGGATCGCAAAAATTTTACTCCATCCGTAATCCATAAAGGGACCGGACCTTCATCCGGCACTGCCTCGGTTCGTATAGCTGCAAAAGTTTTTTTAGTTACAGAATCATAGCCTACTTTTCCTGCTACCCCAGTGCCGATAAGTTCGTACTCGTTAAGTCCTTCGATTTCCCCTTCGCACAACAGATCTACCACTGTGGCGTCACTAACGGAAATAGCCCGATCAAGATCTCCCCCGCTCTTGTCTACTTGGAGGGTTATGCCTTCGTCCTCTTCGTCTGGAATGGCGAAGAGCATGTTCCCGCCAAAAGGCATAGGAACAGACTTGCCGTTTATCAGCCAAGGGTAAAGTCGGTTGTCATTGTTACGAAGTATCATGGCCTAAGTAAAAACTTGGTCGCTACTTTTAGTTACGACTGTCTTGGTAGTAGCAAGGGAAGATATCTGACTAGTGTTAGTGGGCGTCTCTATTGCCGCGACATTTACTGTATCGTAAGTCGCTTGAATAACATATGATCCAATGTCGAGTCTACCGTATCCTATGGGGACAGGTTTTCCTTCTTTATTCGAGTTCACTACATCTGTAAATATATAAGAATTAGGCCCCTTCAATTCTATATCCCTTGCTAACGTGGGTTCTGGAGGTTCAGAAAGCAGAGCGGATACTCCCGCTGCAACAAGAGCAAGACCAGCAGAAATCATAGCGTATCCTAATGGCCCCCCAACATAAAGCCCACCGATTATTAAAGCTATTCCAACAATTATAGTTACTATTTCTTTTATCTTTTTCCAAAACTTTTTGGCCCCCTCAAACACGGGTACGATGTCCAAGGTTTTCATTTTTCTGTTAATGCATATCTCTGATCCTTGAATCTCTTTTTCGTCTATTTTCTCTTGATTGATTCCGGCGAAAGACATCTTCTTCTTATCTACTACCACCTCGTATTTTACATTAGCTTTATCTCTTTTTAAAAGATGCTTAAAAAGCTTTCTGCCACTTATGTTCTCTATTGCTCTCATGGCTTCCCCGACAGAGGATACGCATAAATGCCATTCGTATCCGATGACTTCAGCTAACTCTCCATGCAGTCTTACTCTGACCGTTTCGCTCATGATAATTTCTCGTGCCTCCAGATATATTCTGTTCTTTTTTGATGTGATTCGCTAAACAATTCTACACAAGATAGTTTTTCTGCCATTTGATGAAGAAAAAAGCTGGGAGATAAGCTTAGGCCAAGATGCCCAGGCTTTTTAGACAGCCTGAAAACCAGAAGGTCGTACTTTTGCAACTCGGATGGAGAGTTAAAACAAATTTTTTTAAAACCCAAGGCTAGAGGCCCTTCATCTATAATATTAAAATCTTCACGAAAATCTTGTTCTTCCGTTGATCGGGGACAATCGCCCTTGAAATCGATATTTAGTACTTCCTTGTAGTAATCTTCTATTACAGAAAAGCAATCGTTTACTCCGTACTGAAACTCTCTTCCTAAGAATTCGTTTAAAGAACTATCGCTATAATAAAAATTGTTATTTTCCAGATTGAGCATTATATAAGGCATTTGATGCCCGTTTGAGTTGGACAGGTCGTAAGCTGACATCTCTCCGCCGCTTGGGTGAGAATGGTATATGCAAATCGGCTCTCCTAACTCAAGACACTCTAAAAAATTTAAAGGATCAATCCTAAACATTTCCTTCGAGTCCTCGGCTGTATTCGGGCATCTGAATATTTTTTGCTTTTTAGAATCTTTATGCTCGTATACGATTCCGCACGATTCTTGGTAAGACTCGGAGTAACAGTGCTCTCTAATATCTGACAAGATTTTATTTTCTATTCTCATTACTTTATTCTCCCTAAAGCGGGAAAGCCCCCGAATGGCAAGTTGCCAAGATTAACGTACGATTCCCATCTTAATCTACAGCCTTTGATAGTCTTAGAGCACTTATCTGCGGCCCAATAGTCGGAGTCTGTAGGCGGATTCCCGAGGCTAGACTTCTTACATACGTAATAATATTTTATATTGTCCTTTTCTACGTGAGTGTAGTTTCCCACGCTGTACGAGGTGGTGCTCGAATAAATGCCTTGATCCGATAACGGATTGCCTTTGACTTCTTCAATTTGAGAGATGTCCTCGTCTGTGATTTCAGCTATTGGCTTTGCGTTATTAGGCATGTAAGTACATCCAGTATGCTCCGAGGTTCTACGATCTTTGAATTCGTAACAACATCCTTCACCTCTATAAGTAAAAGTGCATCTGTTCGAGTACATTACCCTAAGAGGTAAACGAATGTTCTCTACATCTAGAATAGATGTCATTTCGAATGACATTATAGACTTATTTTCTATTAATTTTCTTTCTATGAAATATACATCTCTTGGGAACTCAGCGTTTTGATCTGGTATGAAACCTTTCGGTTTAGGCATATCGGGGTTTGAGTCGCTAAAATTCTCCGCATCTAGAAACTTCGCTAAAGTTCTTATCCTCGTGACCTTGGCTCCGACTAAATCCCCTAGCTCGGACATTTGGATTTTCATTAAATTAAAATAATCTTTAGTTTCCTCGCTGCTGATAAAATCTAATTTTGGCTTTGGGAGAGTTCCGGTAGAATTACTTTCAAACCCTGTCGCTTGAACGGGCAGAGCTTCATATCTTTGTCCCTGCCAAGTTATAGAGTTGGCCCCTACTTTTTGCTCACCATGAAAAAGGAAAACCCTTTGATGCTTATTAGTGTCTTTTATTTCTGCTATAAGGCCCATTTCGAAAAGTATGTCTGATAAGTCAATTTCAAACATAGTTATTAATGCTGAAGGCTCTAAAGAAAAAACACTTCCGTATAGTCGGCTTTGTGCGTCTTTATACTGATTCAGAGTAGCCATTTATTCGTAGAGTATCGATTTATCAGTTAATAACCTCGTTAAAGGCTGCGCTTATGGTATAGTTGTCAAAGAAATTAAATGTGCTTTGCCATTGCCTACAAACGTATAGCTTTTCGGCGTTATAAGGTGGCGGAGCGGAGAATATAAAAGACTCTTCAGCATTCCTTTGTCTAAGGAAATGGAGTATAGCTGTAGCTTCTCTTTCCGTTCTGAGATCAAAAGAGAGGTTAATTGAAAGCAAATTACTGGAAAGCCCATCCGCCTGTCTAGATTCGTATCCGTCCCCGAATTGGATTACGTTGGTTCTAGGCGAAGAATTAGCTTGATTAGAGTAAGACGGAACGAAAATAAATTCTGCCCGTTCTGTTCCTTGGGCGTCATTCTTATAACCGAAGAATTTAGCAGTATCGCTCTCTGGTGCGGTGTCGCTATCGGTTATTTTGGCCCTAGCATAGAAGAATTTTCTGGCAGTGATCCCGTTGGCCGATGTGATGTCCCTGTAACAGAAATCATACTGCTCGAAATCGTCGTCCTCTTTCCATTCATCCAAACTATATACAGAAGCCATAATGCCTTTCTCCTAAGTAATTATTACACTGATTCGATTGTTTTTATCTTTTTTTTTAAGACAGTGTAATAATATAGAGGTTATGATAAATTTTAATAAGAGCTCTATAACAACCAGAGGGAGGCAGCATCTTTTCTTAAATAATGTTGAGGTTTCTGGTGTTCAGAATGCTACTATTAGCTATCAGATTCCTAAAACCCCAATAAGATTCTTGGGCGTAGAAGAGGTTAGTTTTGCTCCAGATGGATCTACACAAGCTGAAATTAGCGTAGATACATTCATAGTTGGTAAAGACTACTTTTTAGATAAAACCGGAGAAAATCCTTTTAATGGCTATGTTTTAAAGGATAAAAGAAATCATGTAGATAATTTTAGCTTTCGTTCCGGCTTTTTGTTCTCTCATTCTGTTTCATGTAGTATTGGTCAAATGCCGACCACTCAGAGTGTCATAAGGGCTTTCGGGGGTGCAGGTAGGCTGGGAACAGGGGATGCGACGGTAGACGCACATCTAGCTTCTCTGCCACATCAAGGAAGCTCTAGCGATTTAAAATTCATATCTCCGGGTTCTATAGAGATAGAGTTCAGCGATTTGAGTTCGAATAGGATAAATAGTTTCCAAATATCGTATATCACCGACAGGCAAGTGATATACGGATTAGGCAATAAAGACCCAAAAGAAGTAGTTTTGAAGTATCCAGTGCCAATCGAGTGCAAGTTCAATATCGACGTTATGGACAATGGATATGTGGCTTTTAATTCCACTGGGTATCCCTGTGTAGATAAGACAGGAAACTTGACCGTGAAACTTAACGACATGTATTCTGATTCTACCGTTGTAGAGTATCATTTGGGAAACGTTCATCTTGTGGGGGAATCATATTCGACTTCCGCCAATGGGCCGACAACAATGGATTTAATGTATAGAGGATTTATAAAGCGTCCGAATTAGGTGTAACTAAATAAGGGAAAAGGGAAAAGGTAGTGTTGTATTTCGACAACATAGATGCAGTAGTTAACGGCACGGGGATTCTTGTCGAACAGGCTACTATATCTTCTCAGAATTACCTTGACCCAGTCTATATCCTAGAAAAGCGAGGAGAGCTAAGTCAACCCGTAACTGACTCGATTAGGCATACTCTTGACTTATCGTATTTTGTAGAAGTAGATAACGAGCCTAATTTAGAGATAGTGAATTCTCTGAAGCAATTCAGGGAGGACGATTATCAAGCCTCTCCTTATGTTATAGAGGTAGGTGGAGTGTCTGGGGAGTATTTCCTGCAAGACTACAGAACTAATTTTGTTCCGAACAAAATAACAAAAGCATCCGTAACTTTCGTGGGATTCACTCCTACATCGGGCTACTTACAGCCAAAGAAAACTGGGGTACAAAAAGTAAATTATAATAAATCTAGTTCATTTAGCAATGGGTGGACTACTTTTGCTTCTAATTCAGGGAACTACTTCCAGCTTCCCACTTTAGACTTACAATACAACTTCAGAGCCGCGTGGAATCCTATATATACGATAGGATCAAAATATCCTAAACAGGTTCAATTGCTAAACGCTTCGGAATTAGCAGTGTTTACTAGAGAGGAATTCCATCATGTAACTTTTTCTGGGCAACCAGTGGGCGAGGCCATGAGTCAATTTTCAGCGGATAAAACTTTCGATGCTCTTACTGTGAATTATTTGTGCGATAGCAGCAACTCTGAGCAACTGTCATTCGATATTTCAGGTTCCGTAATAGTTAGAACATCAATACAAGCTCAAGTTGGCGATGTAGTCAGGACGAAAGTGGCCGTGAATAGGAATTATTAAAAATGCCCTACTATACCTATAAGAATAGTAAGATTCAGCTAAACGGACGGGGATTGTTCGTTAGAGGGGCGACTGTAGACTTTAACACTGATTTGTCTCCCCAGTACAAAATAGATAATAGGCATTCTTTCAAGTACTCACCAGCCGGAGGAATAGGAGGGACTTTAGAGTTCAACTATTTATTGACCGGATCTGATTTTGTAAAAGACTTTATATACGACGAGATAGGGGCTATCTCAGGAAGCTTTGGAGGGCTTAATTTTCAATCTGGGTATTTAACTTCATATAGATTTAATGCTACACCAGCGAATCCAGTTTCGGTAGACGCTACAGTAGCATTTTTTGATGAATTGAAAGGGGAATTTTCTCCGACATTTGAACAAGCTTCAAACGAATCTCTTCTTAATTTTTCCGACGCTGAAATATCTAATTTTTCAAGCGGTGTGGGGAATTTAGACTCGATTCAAAGAGCCTCATTTACGTTCAACTGTGAACTCGCGCCTGTTTACGTCGCGGGAGAGGTTACCCCAAGAGAGGTAAGATGGGGGCAGAAAACAGTTGCCGCATCACTTTCAATAGATAATTTAAGCGGCGACCTATCTGTGTTCGGTAATGACTCCAAAATACAGATAAACCTTAAAGACCCAATATCTCAGATAGTAAAGGAATCTTATTTTGTAAAAGGTAAACTAGGAAAAAAGACCTTAAACGTTTCAGCAAATAATAGTCTTTCTTCTTCGCTGTCGATAAAGCAAAATTTTATAAGCAGAGAGCCCGAGATAACTTCTTATGCTCCTACCACATTAAAAGAGGGAACGATTGTAACGATAAACGGCCAAAGACTTCATGGCACGACCTCAGTAAGTTTCGGAGGAGTAAAAGCGAAAATTCTATCTAAGAGTGCGACTACCATAACAGCCAAGGTTCCAGTTGGCGCATCGGCTTTGCACCGAGTCGTTACCATAATGGGAACAGACGGGGTGACCGAGGCTAGTGTTCGGTATATTATTAATTTTGAGCCAATGACGGCTTCATTGAATGCTTCTAATACGGAAGCCGAGATTAATAAACAAGTTCAAATCGATGGGACATTTTTTAGCAGGATATCTAGCGTAAAGTTTGGTCCTAACAATACTAAAGTATCGAGCTTCGAAGTCATAGACACTACGAAAATAATAGCGACAGTTCCAGAAGGCGCAGATGTGGGAACCATTGCGGTAGTCTCAGACGAGAAAAGCCAAAATATTAAGACGGTTCAGACTTTCTATCCTCATCCAAAAGTGATCAGTATGACCCCGCAGGTTCTTACCGAGTTGGGCCAAACGGCAGTTTTAGCTGGTGCTGCTTTTTCGAACGCGCAAACCGTAAAAATAAATAATCAATCGGTTGGGTTTTCTGTAACAGATGGGTCCAGCATAATAGTGACTACACCTAATGCTGATGTAGGAGGACAGGTTAAAGTCACCGACAGCAGAGGGAACTATGGTTTGAGCGAGTTTCACGTTAATCAACCCCCTATAATAACAGGATTTCATCCTCAAGAATTAGCTACTGTAGATCAGCCGCTCACAATTTCAGGAACGAACTTTTTCGCTACTAAATTTAGCGCAAATGCTTCGGCTCCTAATGACGTGTCTGTGTTGTTCGCAGGGGTTTCCGCTACTTCTGACCCAGTCACAGGCGTATTTGATTTAGTTAGCTCGACGGTTATCACAGGTACTATTCCCACTTTAGCAAGAGATGGTAAAGTGTATCTTTACAAAAGCAACCTAATAGAGGTGCATGATTCAGGAAAATTTATAGATGTAGTTGAGGCCGCTGGAACTGTTACTCAAATCGGAATGAACAATACGACAATCATAACTTGCTCTTTTAATTAGATGGCTAGGAGTTACATACAGGGAGTCGGGATGATCAATGTATCTGGTATTCAGGTGCAAAGAGAAGTAGATCCTGTTACCATAATTGACTTAAATATAGTCTCTCAAAGCGAAAATACTACCACTAGGATTGGCTACGTATACTTTGATTTGCCGACAGGGATTCCGATAGGGTTTTATGATATGCTAGTCCATTTCTCTGGGGACTATCCAACAGTAACAGGAGACAAGGCTTTGTATTCTTCCTTTGGGCCTTTAATAGGCTCAGCGACTCCTACAAGTGGTACTTATAACGAAGTAGTTACTTTAGAAGGAAGTGGTCTGGTTTCTGACAGTACTAAAATATTTGTAGATTCGCTAGAAGCTTCTTTTATTTCTAATGGGTTTAATGCCGGATTTACAGCAGGGAGATTTACCCTGCCGAATTATCAAGGCTTGTATTCTTCTAATCCGGTAAAAGCTTCTGGACTTCTCTCTGGCCCAGTAGATTACAACATAGCGATACAGAATGATGACACTTCGGGGGTTCTTGTTAACGGATTCAAGATGATTGGTGCTCCTCAGATAACAGGTCTTTCTGCTGTTACTGGGTACGAAGGAAGTAATGTCACAGCATTGGGCAATCAGTTTATAAACGTGACCGGAGTGTACTTTGGTAAGAAGCCAAATATAGCAGGTAATTTATCTGGAAGCGCAGTAGCGGTAGACCACGATTCTGTTAGGATCACGATTCCTTCTGGATCATTTGAGGCGAACTATATTTCTATATTTGCGACAGGAGGAATCGCTACGTCCACTAGCCCATTTTATGTATCGCCTCTCCCTCCTGTTATTAGTGGATTTACCCCTTTAAGTGGTTTTGCTTTATCGCAAATGACCGTATCTGGCTATAGGTTCGGTTCCATTACCGGAGTTAGCATGAACACAGAGACAGGAGTCTCTCATAGAGGGTATGAGTATACGGCTTCCACCAGCACCATAACTTTTACCGTTCCAACAAGAGCAATAGATGGTAAGCTACGGATTTGTAATCAAGGAGGATGCTCTTTATCTAGCGACACTTTTGAAATCTTGAACCCGCCGCAGCCTTCTGGGATTTTCCCGACAAGAGGACAAGCGGGTGATGGTGTGCTACTGACCGGCAAGTATTTAGCCAAGCCAGACGTCTTCTTTCAAGGCAATTTCACGCCAGACTCAGAAGTGGGATTGATTAGCGCGGACAACATTCAGCATCAAGGGGATAGCGGAATTATATTTAATGTTCCTACTGGTGCTATCGACGGCGTTATAGTTTTGACCACGAGCCCGAATTTGACCTACACGCCGATGGACACTATAGTCCCTTCTAGATTTTCCTCCGAGCCGAAGCTTATAGATGCTTGGTCCTTGAACCAAAGCAGTCCGAACGATGTAGTCCTTGACCTAGACGTGATAGTAACGTCTGGCGTTAATAGTTTGTTCTCTACTCATATAGTGGCAACTGGAGATAACCAGTTTACTTCGTGGCAAATCTCGCCTACCGGAACGCAAAATTTTACTCTGGGGCAAAATGTAATTACAGGCCAACCTACAGGGTCTAATTATCCGTTTGTTGGGACCGGAGTAATAGGACTAATAAATGCGAGAGCTTACGAGGACGACATCCAAGCTTACGATAATACGATGTTAACGTTTACGGATGAGACCGAATTTATAAGGACTCTCGTTACTGGTGTGCTTACTGGTGCAGGTAGGATGGACGCTAGTAGATTGTTCAACTATTCAGAAACGTTTAATTTCGTTTTACCAAACCCATCTATTGGGTCGATAGACCCTACGTTCGGACGAACTAGCGCAGAGGTAAACGTATTCGGAACGAATTTGATATCGGTTACTGGAGTAAGGTTTAGTGGGTTAACTGCCCCCAGCGGAGTTCAGTCAACTATTTCCAGTTCTGGAAATGATCATTTTTCATTTGAGATACCCAGCTTCTTTTCTGGACTCAACACATCAGGCTACATACTCGCGGAATCAAGAGGTGGTCAAAAGGCAATCTCCACACAATACTTTGAGTACGAAGGTCTTCCGCAGCCTGAAGGGATCAGTATCTCTTTTGGCCGCCCCGGAGAAATGTTCTATATCTCAGGAGAAGGAATAGAATACATAGATGCGATTAAGTTCGGAGATTTCGAGGCAGTGTTTGGTGTAAGTGGGAGTGTATAAATGGCAACTATTATCACAGGTTATGTGCCAGACGTTGGGATTACCCCAATAGATGTCGTAGTTAGTGCAAGTAGCTTATATGGCGAAGACTCTCTTAGCAACAAGTTCAGGATTAGAGGGACAGGTCAACTAGTCGAAGGACCCTCGTTTTTATACGGGGACGTTCACATATTTGAGGGCGGGGACTTAAACGTAGAAGGGCACGTAACCGCAGGGACTGGGCACATTTCGACTCAACAAGGCAACTTCTCAACAGAAAGCGGGACTTACTTAGAGAGCGGAATTCCTATAGCTTCGAAAATAGATCATCTTAAACAGTCTATTTTAAAGACTGGACTAGTATTAGATCTAGATGCTACCAATTTAAACTCGTACCCCAGAAGTGGAACCTTTTGGCACGACCTAACACATAAAGGCCATAAGGGTTCCATCTCGGGAGCAAATGGAGAAAGCGTTTTCTACTCAAATGAATTCAGATTTGATGCTTCGGCAGATAAGTTCATAAACGTAGATAATTCCGAAGGGCTTAACCCACAAAAGTTTGGCTTAGGGACTTACTTTAGGCCAGACTATAATGGGAGTGGCTCTGCTGACGTAATAGCTGGTAAATCTTATAACGCGACAAAGCTTTCAATAGGGCACACTTACACTAGTACTAATAAGGTTATTTCAACCATTAGATTTACGGACGGGACAGAATCGAAAGTAGCAGCATCTAACATATCAGCAAACGAGTACCACAATGTATTCACTAAATGGGACGGGACTAATCACATTGTATACACAGGGGGTAAGTTTGTATCCGGTAGAAGCGACTTCGCGGGTAAAACTATTTCTTACTCAGAACAGCCTCTTTCGATAGCGGCCCGTTACTACAACCAAACTAGTAAGAACTTTTTCAAAGGAGGGGTAGAGTCTGTAGCGTTGTATAACGGTGAAGTCCCAGAAGTAGAAATTTTCAAAAATGATTTCGTACTAAAGCAGCTTAATCTGCATAAAGACGTAAACATTACGGGTTCCCTAAAAATAAACGGCACAGACATACAGTCAATAGTCGATAGTTATGCCAGAGCAGTAATAAGCGGAGATAGCGCATCCATTACCGGAAATACTTTTGAGGTAGTAAATGTTTACGGTACTGGAGTCAATATAAGCGGAAGCGTAGGAGCGGTAAATAACATCAATAACGTATCCAGTCCCGGTTCACTAATCGTTAACGGTGGGACGAGTACTATTAACTATTCGAATACTTCTGGGGCGATCACCTTACATAACAACGGGGTTGGCTCGACTACGCTTTTTAATACTTATCATGGCGGCAAGGTGGACGCTGTAATATCCGGTTACTTGTTTGTTATCGAGAAAACGGAAAATCTGACGATATATAATCAGAACAGGGCCATCATAGATAGAAATAGCGGAGAAATTAATATTCAGAACCTAGGCGGAAACGTTGTGGTTTCTGGTACGAATGATATCACTGTTAATAGCGGCACATTATTTATAACAGGAGAAGTTGCTTCTGGGGACATAACTATAGCTGGAGGCACGAATACCCTTACTTTTACACAGTCCAAAAATGTAAATTTAAATCAGGGCACGAATACTATTAGCAATGCTAATTTAGTATTCTTTACTGGCGACTCGACAACCATCACCAGCAGTACCGTACACACTACTGGGGATAACTACGATATAGATAACTCCACAGTTATCGTTTCTGGAATAGACGCATCTACATTTAATATTACCTCTGGGAGCTCGACTGTAAACGTTGTCGCTGGAAATACACTCGCCTTTCAACAAGGCAACAC